CCGCCGCTCCTGTATCGGAGGTGGAAGAACCACCGTTACGGTTCGGAATACCGCAGATAGTGAGGATAGCAGAGTAGCAGTCTTCCTTGAGCGTCTGAGACTGGTCTTGGTTAAGGTCATTTGTCACAACGTCAACGTCAGCCGTAGCTCCGTCCACGGACTTGACCTTAATTGCCCCAAGGTCTTTCAACTCCTTGAAGTCCTCGGCGGTAATGTCGCAGTTTACAAACTTGATGAAAGCCTGTATGGTCTGCTCCATACCGTCCATACGGTTTGACTCAATGTTGTTGATGGTGTCGAGCAGAGGAAGAACGATTTCAAACGAACCAAGGCGAGCGTTGTTCGCCGGGTACTCGAAAATCGGAATCATGTCCAACGCATGAGACTTTTCTTCCTTGAGAATGTCACCTTCGATAAGGTAGTACCTGTTTTGGGTATAGACAGAGAAACGAAGAACTTCATCATCGTCTTTGTAATACTTCACACCCATCAGCGGCTTATTGCCGATTTCGCTTGAGTAAACAACGAAGGTGTCACGAGGGTCGAGAGTATAAAGCTCGAAGGGAGCTTCATCTTCCGCACCAGCTTCGTCCGGCAGAACCAAACGGTAGCCAGTGCCGCAAATCATCTGCCACTCGACAATCTCTTGGTCTTTAGTTGCCTTGTCTTCGGCAAACATCAACTCGTTAAGAGCCGTGATAGCCTTAGTGGTCGCTTCCTCGGCATTTCTGCCGACATACTGAATCGGTTCACCGCAGAGGTAGCCTACCTTGAAGGAAACAATCTCGTTCGCACGATTTTCCACAATCTTGTTGCAGATTTCGGGACGCACTTCCTTAGTACGATGGAGAATAGGTTGCTTGCCACGGTAATAGTTCCACAGGTAATCAATCTCACTGCGGTTCAGTTCGTGAGTACCAAGGGCTTTCTGCAAAACATCAACTACGTTATCGCTGGTGATTTCCTTCACGCTGGTCTTGATAACACGTCTACCATTCATCTGTCGGGTCTGAGAGAGACCTTTGGAAGTGTCAACTGTATTTCCCACGATTGCTCCTCCTTTCTTATGAAATGAAAATGGCGCATGACCGCCCGGAAACCGAAGTTTCCAATCGCAATCATGCGCCACTTAATTTACTATACACCTTTACCTATACCATTATATCACAGTAATTCGTAAAAATCAAGTTATAATTCTTATTTTAAGAATTTGCTGTGGAAAACTTTGTGGAAAATGTGAATTACCACGGTCTTTTGAAGACCTCGACCTTCTGACCGCTCAAGGACTGAGCATATTCCGCCAACATAGCCATACCATCGGGAACATCATCGTGTTTGTTCTTACCAGCAACGGTGTAGGAGCAGAGCATATCCATCATTTTGCCGTAGTCCGACTTCTTCTGATAAAGAGAAGCGTCCTTAAACAGACAATGCTCCTTGACCCATGCGGAGTTCACAATGATTTTGGTCTCCTTATTGGCGGTAGTGAACTTGGTCGTGATATGAGTAATACCGCCTTTTTTCTTGACCTCCTCTTGGATTTTTTCAGCCACACGTCTTCCGGCGGAGTTGGACTCGAACCTACAGGACTTGACCTTATCCCGGACAAGGATTTCCGCCAGTCGAGCGTCAACAATGTTTGGTAGACCGTTGTCACAGACGCAATCATGAATATAGTAGTCTTGTCCGTAGACATAAGCTACAGGAAGGAAAGCGTAGTCAGCTCCTTTATCCTTGGTATCGCATATACCGATGATTGCGTCCGGGTCTTCCTTCGGAAGCTCGAAGTAGCGGCGAAGCTCGTCCTGTGCGTAGACGAGACCTTCACGCTCGATGGGTTCATTCATATACAATGCTCGCCAGCTCACATCGTCCATGATGTTTCTCTGCTCATGGTAGAATCTCGTGGTGAATCCGACACCGTAGGCATAATCGAAGTTGGACTCGTCATTTTCATCGAGAGCCGGAACAACGATGAACTTCGCTCGGTCATTGTCGATGTACTCTCGCTCAAGCCTACCGATTACGTCATGAACAGACCATCGGGTAGCAATATGAAGCTCCTTGCAATGGTCTCCGATTTTACGCTGACGAAGGTCAGTGGTGTAGGTCTCCCACAGCTTGTCCAGTCGCTCTTTAGACAGAGCCACCTCGATACCCGACACCAAGTCATCACAATACAGGAGGGTAGCCGCTCGATACAGACCAGCATTACCAGTACCGATAGAGGTGAACTCCAAGGTCTCAAAACGCTGACGCTTATCGAGGTCGATACGACAGTCCTTCGCATTTGTGTTCGTGACCTTCACTTCCGGGAATACCTCGTACCACAGGTAATCGCCGTTCTTGTCCATGATTCTCAGACACTCGTCATAGACACCACGAACAAAGGAGTTGGAATGGCTACCTGTCAGCATAGGGTCGTTCGGGATTTTTCCACCGAGCCATGTCAGATAGAAGATAGCGAGGGTGGTCTTACCGCTACCGGGAGGAAGGGAGACCGCCAGCAAATCCAGCTTATCGTCCGCAAGCTCCTGTAGAGCGTCCACCACCTGTTTCAGCACTTTCCGGCGAGGAGGGTAGAACTTCTTCTCCGGGTCTCTGTTCCATTCAACGTATAGAAGGTAGGAGTCAAAATCGTACTTGGCGGCGGCAAAACAGACCCTCTTATGCAGTTCATACAGGTCAAAGACTTCCTTCTCAGTCAGAGCCGGACTTGTAAAAGCCTTTTCGATTTCCGCCGACAGCAATTTCAGATACTCCACACCGAGAGAGGTGTCTTCCTTCATTGCTTCTTTGCTCATATAGTACAAATCCTCGAAGGTCTGAAAAGAAAAAGGCTTCTTTCGGACTCTCTCAAGGATTGTGTTCAGTAATTTTCTCATAATACCTCCCAAAAGAAAAAGCGCATGACTGTTTGAGCCAAAAGCTCTCGCAATCATGCGCCATTTAATGTCTCTGTTATTCCTCGCTACTCCACAGCACCTCAAGATTGTTCTTTCTATCTCGGACGCTAACAACTTCATCGTCTTGAACGTAGAACATCACATAAAAGTATTTGTCTTGAGCAAGAGAGTAGGACTGAGCAATGTACCGCTGACCGTATGCGTAGTCCTCGGTCTGCTCCCAACCGTTCAGAATATTCAGCGAGTCGGGAATATCGGTTTCCAACAGAACCTTCTCAACGCTCTGAGCCAGTTCGATAGAAATACCGTTTTCCTCGGCAAAATTCTTAACTTCTTCGCTTATTTCCTCAACGATTTCACTTTCTTCTTCACTTTCTATCACAGGTTCTTTGGTTTCTTCCTGTTTTTCTTCACTTTCTACCATCTTTGGGGCGGCTGGTTCGATATTCCCACCGTCAATCACGAGACAGAAGATGAAGCACAACAGGCACACACCGAGGGCAATCGCCCATTTCTTAACCTTTTTCTTGCGGATTGCCTGTATCACCATGATAACAAGGAAGACAGGAGTGAGGAACAAGCTCACAACACCTAAAAATGCTATCATAAATACCTCCTTGAAGTAGTTAAAGTAGTTGTTCTTCTGATTTTTCGTATAATTCTTCCTATTGGACACCCATAAGGCGAAAGTTTACGCAAAAACTGATTTTTAACTACTTTTACTACTTGGCTTTTGCTATTCCGTACTGTTTACACCTACGGAAGAAGGTGGAGGAGGACATTCCCGACTCCTCAATAGCGTCTTTCAGAGCAAGATTACCCTCAGACCACGATTTTGCCAAGAAAAAGAATTTGTCTGAGACCGGGATAGGCTTTCTGCCTTTGTATTTTCCCTCGGTCTTGGCGATTTCGATACCTTCACGCTGTCTTTCCAGTGTACTTTCACGTTCCAGCTCCGACAGGGCGGCGAAAACCGTCAGCATAAAGCGACCCTGTGGTGTGTTGGTATCAACCTTCTCTTTGTCTGAGACAAGCTGGACTCCTCGCTCTGTCAGCAGAGCCACCGTTGCCAGCAAATCCTTGGTGCTTCGGGAAAGCCGGGAGAAGGACTCAACGTACAGCGTATCACCTTCACGGAGGAAGGAGAGCATTTCGTTGAACTGAGGTCTGTTGGTGTTCTTACCACTGATTTTGTCCTCAAAGATTTTCTCCACACCAAGGGATTTCATGAGTTCGTGCTGTCTCGCCGGATTTTGGTCTGTGGTGCTTACTCGTACATAACCGACCTTCATGTACTCACCTCCGAATTAGTCCTCCCTCTTGACGTAGGTCAGCTCAATGTCATAACCAAGTGCTTCCATCATTTCAACGAAAGTCTTGTTCACGAGACCGTCCTTTTTCTTGACGATTCTGTTGACATACTGACCTGTCGTGCCGATTTTCTCAGCGAGGGACTGTTGGGTAGTGCTGGTTTCAAGGCATTTGACCTTAACGTCCAGTTCTATATTATTGCGTACCATAGCGCACCTCCTTGTTGTTTGAGATTAGTATAGCACGAGGAAAGATGATTGTCAATACAAATAAGATAATTTATAGTCCTTTTTGTTCTTTTTGAAATTTTCGGGGACTCAGCCGACTCACTCCCCCTCCGGCGGCGGCTGTCTATCCCCCTCCGGGGGACTCGTTCGGCGGCGGTCTTTTCCGCTGTCAATAGGGTACACAATAACATGATAGTATTATCAAAAAGCATTTTATAACCCTAATGAGAGTATGCGCCGCCGCTGTCAATGGGGTACACCCCAACGAAAGAAATAAAACCAGCTCCCACCCACAACGCAATAAAGCCGGGAGACCCCACCCCCGGCACAAAGAAAAGCCCCGATATTATAACCGGGGCTTTGTTGGTGTGTATTTAATTATTCATTTTCAGAAGCTCCGCCAGTACTACCAATGGAAAAACCAAAATACAAATGATAGCAAACATATAATTAACCCTCCTATATTATGCAAAAGTAAAACGCTTTGTTTCGGTCTGCTTTGTATATGCGGCGGCTATGTCCGGGTGTCCCTTCTTCAATGCCGCTGTATCAATTCGGGAGCTGGTAACGGTCTTATATGTGGCTTTGTGTTCCGCTCCTGTCAGTGTATCAAGCTGATTTTCGTTCATATACCGTTTTAGCTGGTCTTTGAGGGCTTCCACCGTTGCGGCGGCTTCTTCCTGTAGCCGGGTGTATTGCGCCAGCTCTCGCATGATTTCGTTAATGTTCATATTATGCAACCTCCTTTGAAATACTGTAAAAATCGCTGTACTTTCCGTGGTGGCAACTGGTAGAGAATCCGCAATCTTTCAGAATCGACCAAAAGCAAGAAGCACCCACACCGCCCTCAAAATAAGGGATTACGGAATAGCCCGAACCATAACCGCAGATATTACGATTATCCACACCGCTACAGGCGGATTTACTCTTGTCCGTTTTACCAGCTCTCAAG